CCTGTCTGGGTGGGGGGTGGTTGGGTTGTGGGTTTCTGGTGTTTGGGTTTCCCCGGGGCGGGTCTTTAGTCCTCCCCGGTGTGCTGGGTCATGTGGGTAACCCTGTGGATTGGTTGTGGGTAACTTGTGGATAAGTGGTTGTGCATACAAGTAATTCACTGCACCCCTCTAGTTGTCCACATGTGGTTGTGGATAGCGGATCGTTGGGGTTGCGGCGGAAGGTGGGGTTATCCACATATCCACAGGTGCCTACTATCTACTGCCTAGATATCTCTTGTTTGGTGTCATAGCCCCAACGGGGCGCGGGCGCGGGAATGGGATGCCCTGGTTGCCTGGGTCCAAGGTCCCTGTGTTGGGTGGTGCGGTGAGGGCATGGAGATAGATGGGCCCCCTGGCGTCGTGTTGGCGTCAGGGGGTCCGGGGTCAGCGGCGGTGGAAGCCTGGGTGGTTGCCGTGTTTGCGTGCCCAGCGGATGGGGCGCAGCGAGGCGAGGCAGACGGCGGAGACGACGGTCCAGAGGAGGCTGGTGGAGATGTCGAGCTCCCCGCTGGTGAGGCCGGCGTACCAGAGGAGCGTGGCGTGGATGGCGGAGAGGCTGCCGGCGGTCGCAGCGGTGGCGTAGAGGGTGCGTGTCATTGCGGTCTTCCTTATTGATCGGCGTGGATGTTCTTATCGTACCCAGCCCGCCTGGATACGCGGAGGCCGTGTGAGCGACGCTGCCGGCCTAACGGGAACCCCCCTGCACCCGAGTACCGGGTGAGGGGGGTTCGTCCGTCTGTGGGCCTGTCAGAGCCCTCGTGGGGCGGGTTCTGCAAGGACGGCCATGGCCGGCTGGCGGATGAGCTCGGTGTCGCCTGTCGCGCCGTGCCGGTTCTTGGCTACGGACACGGCGAGTCGTGTCCTGTCGGGTGCCCCGTTGCGGACGGGCAGGGACAGGAGGGTGACGGTGTCCGCGTCCTGTTCGATGCTGCCTGACTCGCGGAGGTCGGCGAGCTTCGGGGCGATGTTGTCTCTCATCTCGGAGGCGCGGGACAGCTGCGATAGGGCGAGGACGGGAACGTCAAGTTCGAGGGCCATCTCTTTCAGGGCGCGGGATTGGTAGGTGACCATTTCCCTGAGCGAGGAGCCGGGCACGCCGCGGGATGGGGCGAGGAGCTGCATGTGGTCGATGACGATGGTGCCGAGCTTCTTCTTGTGGTGGAGGGTGCGTGCGAGGGCGCCGACCTGTTCGACGGACATGCCGGCTTTGTCGCTGATGTGGATGGGCAGGGCCGCGATCTGCGCGGCGGCACGGTTGAGGGTGTCGCTAAGGTCGGAGGGTGTGGCTTCTTCTCTGGTCGTGTACTTGAGGGGGGCGCCCGTGGCTTGGGACAGGAGTCTGGGGAGCAGTTCGCGGGCTGGCATTTCCATGGACACGTAGAGGACGTGTCGGTCGTCGCGTGCGGCGCAGGCGGCGAGATACAGGCCGTAGAGGGTTTTGCCGACTGCGGGGCGGGCGCCGATGACGTGGAGGCCGCCGTCGCGGTGCATGCCGATGATGTCGTTGACGCTGGCCCAGGGGGTGTGGACGCCGGTTGCTCTTTTGGCCGTGTACCACTGGTCGACGAGGGATGGCATGGAGATGGTGTCTCCGCTGGTGGCTGTGGAGCCGATGTGGGACTGTGTCCAGGACGCTACTTCGGCGGCGGTTGTGTCTCCTCGGAGGAGCTGTTCGGCGCGGGTGAGTACGTCGTGGACGTCTCGTTTCGCGGAGGCTTCTTGGACGAGTTTGGCGTAGTGGTCTGCGTCGACGGGGCTCACGGACGCGTGCACGCAGTCGAGGATGTCTTCCCCGGTGGCTGGTTTGCGGACTTCTGCGAGGACGGAAGCTGGTGTGGGGGTCCTGCCTGTCGCCCAGTGGTCGCGGATGATTCCCCAGAGGACCGCGTATCTGGTGTTGGCGATCATGTCTGGGCTAGTAGCCCATGTGGTGTCGGTTTGTGCTTCGTTGCCTGCGAGGGCGGAGCCGATGAGGCATTGTTCGATGGTGGCGGTTTCCATTCGCGTGTTCCTTTTCCTGGTGGGTTCAGTTGTTGGTTACGTTGTCCCACATGGCTGCGATGCTGGCTATGAGTTCCGGGTCGGCTTCCGCGTTGACGAGGTCTGCGTCGTTGATGCGGGGTTTGCCGAGGAGGTCGTCCGTGTCGGCTGCTGGTGCGGGCTGGCAGTTCTCCCAGTCGTGGTCTTCGAGCCAGCGGCGGGCGGTGCGGATGTAGCGGGCGGGTGTTTCCCGGCGTCGGCATTGGTCTGCGTAGGCGCGTGCCCCGTCGGTGATTTCCTGGGCTGTGGCGTGCTGTCTGGCTTTCTGCCAGTCTCGGATGGTGGCTTTGGTGCCCGGGTAGGCCTTGTTGAATTCGGCTCGTTCCTGGGCTTCCTGTGCTTTCTGTGCTTGTTTCTTGGCTGCGGCCCTGTCGTGTTTGGCGCGGGCGCGGGCGATGTCGTCGGCGGTGACTCGGTCGGGGACGGGGGTGAGTGGTTTGTAGGAGCGCGGCTGCTTGGTGAGCCGGTCGTGGCTGGTGGCGCCTGCTGCTACGAGGCCGTCGTGGTTGAGGAGGTTGTCGAGGTGGATGGCGTATTCGTTGGTGCTTCCGGCAGTGCGACGGGTTTCGACGATGCCGAGTTCGCTGAGATGGGTGACTGCTTCGCGGACTCCCCTGTCGGTGAGGTCGGCTCGTTGCGCGATGGCTGCTTGCGGCGGGTAGATGCGCTCGCAGTTCCACCAGGTGCAGAGCGCGGTGAGAGTGGCGATGTCCCCGCCGGTGAGGTCGTGGCGTTTCCAGTAGGGGCGCGTGTTGATGGCGCCGATGATCTGGGTGTTGTAGTACTCCATGTCTCTTCCTTGTTGTGTTGGTTGTTGTGTTGGTGGCCTGTTGGTCGGGGTCCGGGGGAGCTTCGTGGCTCGGACCCCGGACCCCTGCCAGCCGGGAGGAACACAACAAAAACCCTGACTGGCTTCAACCAACGGGTTGATGGTAGCAGGGGTGTTGGGGCTGGTTCGGCCGTTGTTGACACCCTCCGCCGCCGGCGCCGGCTGTAGCGGGGCGGAGCCGGGCCCCCCGCTGGCGCCGAGGGGGGTAGGGGGGTGTTTTATTCTCTTAGATAAGGTTTGGCGGAACGTTCTTCCGGGGGGGGGCCGGAACGTTGTTCCGCCCCCCGGAGGTGACTGACGTCACGGTGCGGCGGGTTGACTGGCGTGTCGACACGCCGTAGATTGACCCCGTCAACTCAATCAACCCCTACCGAGGAGGAACCAAATGAACACCACCGCCCAGCTCCCCAGCCACGCAGGCACCACCCTGATCGCCTGGGTCGCCACCCTCAACATCGTCTGGGCCCTCCTCTCCGCCCTCGCCCTGGTCACCGGCCACGTCACGATGGTCGTCGTCCTCGGCTTCCTCGTTGGCCTGCCGGTCGCCATCCGAGCCACACGGTCCAGCAACCGCAGGAAGGCCATTCTCCGCCACGCTGCGGCCCGAGCAGCCTCGCCCCAGTACCAGGCACCAGCCCCCCGCTGAAAGCCGCTCAGAAACGCTCCTATAGCCTCAGGAAGGAACGCATCATGTACCTGTCAACCACCGCCAAGAACGACACCGCAACCCTCATCGCGAAGTGGGTCCGCGAAAACGCGGCCGGCTACGGCGCTGTCGCCAGCGAGGTCGGCCGGGCCGGCTACCCCGACGCCGCAGTCGTGGCCATCGCCAAAGCCGGCAACACCACCTGCACCGCGAAGGTCGCCGTCCGCAACAACCGCATCGTGTACGTGTCGGAGCTCGGCGCCCACGTCTCCTACCCGATCACCCTCAAGGACGCCGGCCGGATCGTCGGAGGCTTCCTCGCCCTCGAGGAGGCCTGATGCTCCACCGCCGCCAGAAGAGCCCATGGGCAATGGCAAACGACATCGCCCAGGAAATTAGCCGCCGCGGGTTCCCAGCCGAAGCTAGACAGGTCACCGTAAGGTCTGCCATAGAGGACGCCCAGAGACCAGCAATCGTGATTCCAGGGCGCGGCGTAGCACTCATCAATAGCGAACTCGATATCGTCGTCGCCTCGTCCAACAAACCCCTCCCGCGGGCCCCAATATTCGAATACAAGAATGCGGAAGTAGTCGCAGAAAACATCTTAAGAAACCTGCCACTGCCATGAATATCCCCCAGAACACAGCAATGAAAAACCGGCCCGCATCTTCGAAAGCGGCGGCCGCCAGGTACAGGCGGCGCGTCGAGCGGGCCGAGATGGCCGACTGGAAGCACGCCACCTACACCGACCCGGCCACCGGCCGCACCCAGACAATCAACATCCGCCACACCTGAAAGGAACCACCAATGCAACTCTCCGACATTGAGGGCCTCCTCCGCTCACACCTCATCGAAGGGGAAACCATGGTCGAAGAGCCCACCAACCACAGAGTCTTCGGCGACCGCATGTACACCATCACCACCGCAGGGCTGTCCGTTCTGGCGTACGTCATCGAGGCGGAAGGCCTGTACGCCCTCGAGACAGAAGGCGCCCTCGAAGTGTGGGGACCCGGGGTAGGCGACCCCGACCGGACTGTTGAAGCTGTTCTCGGTCACGCCCGCCGCAACGGCGCCCCGGAACCTCCGCCGGACCCCGAAGTGGTCTTCGCCGACGCGATCACCCACTTGCGTCCGCTACTCCAGGAAGGCGAGTCCCTGTCAACGAGCGGCGGCGGCCACAACGGAGACCCAGCGCTGACCATCTCGACCGCCGTCAACCATTCCGTCGTCTCCTGCTCCAACGGTCTCTTCGACTACATCAGCCCCTACGACCGCGCGTACCACCACTACGCAGACGAAGAGAGCGGCATCGAGGAGCTCCTCGACCTCGCACTCACCGAGGCGCGCACCACCTTCGATCCGGAACAGCACTACTTCGGCAACCACAGAACCAACTAACTGAAAGGAACCACCAATGTCACCGCTGTCTCAGGCCGGCCTTCTCCTGCCGCTCTTCGAAGCTATCCGCGACCACCTCGGACCGTGCGAGCACGCCACTCTCAAGGTCACCACCCACGGCTCCCCGTGCATCGAGGTCCGCACCGAGCGCGGCGCCGCGATCGTCAGCATCAACGAGGACGGCATGTGCACGTTCGACACCGCCGGCGGCCTCTACACCTGCGACCCGAAGAACGACAGGAGGGCCGACGTCTACGACGTGATCCGCGAGGCCCTCAACGCCGCCCGCGAGGAGTGGTCATGATCGGCCGTTACGCCGCCGCCGCAGACAGGACCGCCATGGCCAAGGTCATCGCCGACGTTTGCCTCCGCGACCACCCGGGCCCTGACCACCTCATCGAAAAGCCCATGGTTGACGGCGAGGCCGCAACCCTGCGCATCTACTGGGACGACCAGAACCTCATGACTGTCCACGTCGGCCAGGCCGGAGTCACCATGCGCGCCGGCCGGTCAACCGTGGACATGCCATACCAATGCGACGCCCACCCTGCGGACGTAGCCAACCAACTCCTCGGCACAATGATGAAATGAACAGTCCGATGACAGACCGTATCGAGCACGCGAAGGTTGTCGCCCAGTCCTCGCTGATCCCCGCTGAATACCGGGGCAAGCCCGCCGACATCGTGTGGGCCATGGACATCGGCGACGCCCTGGGCGTCCCGTACACGCAGGTGATGCAGTCAATGGTCGTGGCCCGCGGCAAGATGACAATGTCCGCAGACCTGATGGGCGCGGTCGTCCGGCGGGCAGGCCACAAGCTGCGCCTCCGCGAGGACGGCGACTCCGTGGCCGCGACCCTGATCCGCGCCGACGACCCTGACTATGAATTCACTGTCACTTGGGACAAGAGCAAGGCGCAAGCGGCCGGCCTGTGGGGCAGCCGCGGCCCGTGGCAGCAGTACCCGCGGCAGATGCTCCGCGCCCGCGCCATCACTGAGGTGTGCCGTCAGGGCGCGTCAGACGCCCTCGCAGGCACCGTGTACACCCCGGAGGAACTGGAGCCCACCCCCACGCAGAACACCCCACAGAAACCCAATCCGGACCGCACGCAGCGGGACATGACCCGCACCATCCTCATGGACTACTGCCACGAGACCGGCCGGGACGCCAACGAAGTATGGCAGCAGGCGCAGGCTGCTGGCGCCAGCATGGACAACCCTGATTCCCTGTCCGCTGTCATCGACAAGTGGGAGGCCGGCGTCAACCCGGAGCCGCAGGAGGAGCGGTGAAACTCCGAACCGTCACCCCGATCGGAGTGCAGCGGCGGATCCTGTCCCTCATGTGGATCGGCCATTCCGAGCAGCAGATCGCCGATATGGTCGGCGTGAAACTGAAGTCGGTGCGGAAAGGCCGCGCAGGCGAGTACATCCCCGAAGAGGACAGACTCCTCATCGCGTGCGCCTGGTCCCGCAACCAATGCAATCCCGCCCCCGTGAACTACGGGTCACAGGTCGCCCACAAGACTGCAGTCGATGCGGGCGCACACTCCCCGCTAGCATGGGACGAGGACGACATCGACAGCTACCACGCAGAGCCGCACGACTTGACGAGGGGCCGAGACCGGTCCCCGTGGAACAGGAAGGAACACTCATGAAGATCACCCTCCAGAAGACAATGAACGTGGCAGACCCGGCCCGGGCGCACGACACAGACGCCGGCCTGGACCTGCACGTCCCCGAGGGGCAGGGCCTTCTGGTCCGTCCGGGCGCCGTGTACACGGTCGACCTCGGCATCCGGGTCGCCATCCCCGACGGCTACTACGGGCAGCTGGCCCTCCGCTCCTCGGCCGGCAAGAAGGGACTCACCATCCCTAACGGCATCGGCATCATCGACTCCGGCTACCGCGGCAACCTGAAGCTCCTCGTTGCCGCGCTCGCCGAGCCTGTGCTGGTCGCCGCCGGGGAGCGGATCTGCCAGCTGGTCATCCTGCCGCTGCCGCACGTCGACGTAGAGGCCGGCGTCGTGGACGCCGACACCGACCGTGGCAACGGCGGGTTCGGGTCCACCGGCACCGGCGCCGTGGTCCGCGACTACGCCGCCAACGAGGCCGGCACCCTCACCATCGGGCGACTCATGGGGCAGCTGCAGGACGCGGCATTCCGGTACGGCAACGACACCCCCGTCACTGTCCTTGCCGGCGGCGGACTCAACTACGAGCAGGCAGATGCCCTATCCATTGTCAACACCTCCAAGACCGGACGCGTCGGCGGCTGGGACCAGTACCGCGCCGACACTGACGGCACTCCCATGGCGGTGATCTCATGAGCGACAACGTTAACCACCCCGCCCACTACACGCGGTGGCCCGTCGAGGTCATCGACCTGACCGAGGGGGAGACCTTCCTGATCGGCAACATCCTGAAGTACGCGCTCCGCGCCGGCACCAAAGCCGGCAGCACGTACGAGGAAGACATGGCGAAAGCCCGCTGGTACGCGCGCAGGCACGTCGACAACATCGCCGTCCGCGCCTCCTGGCAGACCGGCCTCGACTCCCTGCAGACGCACTTCGCCGACGCGGAGGCCTACCTCACCACCCGGCAGGAAGACACCACCGAGATGCGCGAACACCTGCAAGACCAGCTGGCCGCCATCTACAACCAGATCGAGAGAGAGCTGTGCGAAGCATGGAACGCAACCTGAGGTCCGCGAAAGCCGCCGGCAGCCGCTTCGAACGACTCATCGCAGACCACCTCAACGACCGGCTATACGGCCTCCACGTCGACCGGCAAGTCAAGACCGGGTCGCACGACTCCGGAGACATCGCCGGAGTCCACCTCGCCGGCAAACGCATCGCCATCGAATGCAAAAACGTCACCCGCATGGACTTGCCGAAGTGGACGCGGGAAGCACACACCGAAGCCGGCAACATAGGAGGCGCAGCCGGCATCGTCATCCACAAAAGACACGGCAACGGCAAACCCGAAGACCAATGGGTAACCATGACCGTCACCGACCTTGTCACCATCATCAATCTCCTCAACGAAAGGAACATCAATGGCCGCTGAGATCACTGTTACGGGGACGCTCACCAAAGACCCGGAGATCAAGTACGCGCAGTCCGGCACCGCGATGCTGAAGCTCGCCCTGGCCGCCACCAGGCGGGCCCAGAACCGGGACACGAAGCAGTGGGAAGACGACGGCGACCCGCTGTACATCGACGTCACGTTCTTCGGCGACCGGGAGAACTACCTCGGCGACATCCTCCACAAGGGCGACCAGGTGTCCGTGACTGGCGCGCTCGTCCGCCGCGACTGGGAGTCCGGCACCAAGTCAGGCGTCGCCCTCGAGGTCCGGTTCCCGAGACTCCTCGGCTACATCAAGAAAGCCGACAAGGCCGGCGGCGTGCAGGCGCTCGCCCCGACCGCATCCAACACATTCGACGCTCCGTTCTGACACGCGCCGCGGGTGGGGGGAAACCGGCCGGGAGTACCCCCACCCGCCCCACTACACGCAGACCCCTTGTAAAACGGAAAGAACAAACCAATGGCTTCATTCGAAATCGTGATCGCATCCCAGCCGTCCTGCCAGCAGTGCCGCTCATCGAAGCGGTACCTGACGAAGAACTGCACCCCCTACCTGGAAACGAAGTACAAGACCGACAACACCGCGCAGACGCTCGCCAGTAACAACAACTACACGGCCGCGCCCGTCTGCTACGTGGTCGACAAGCGCACCGGCGACACGATCGCCCACTGGGCCGGGTTCAACATGTTCAAGCTCCGCCAGTGGGTGAACAACTACAAGAAGGAGGGCAGCAAGTGACTCCCCTCGATGAGGCAATCCTCAAGAACGACGCCCTGCCGCAACACCAGAGGCGCACCAACCAAGCCATCGCCGACGAGTACGGCACCTCCGAAGCAGCCGTCAGGCGTCACAGGAAGGCCCTGAAACGCCGCAGCGAGATGGGTAAAGGCGGCATTGATGAGTACTTCGGCGTGCCCGTCGAAGCCATCACGGCCCGCGGGAAGACAGTGCGCCTGGCGGACGGGTCGTACGAGAAGATCACGTACAAGCCGGGCGCTGCCGAGCGTGACGAGGTGCAGGCCAAACGGTTCGAGGACCTGGCTCCGATCTTCGCCGAGCCTGCCGCGCCGGCCCCCGAGGTGAAGTCCCAGTCCACGATCGTGGTCGTGGTGTCTGACCTGCAGATCGGGAAGACCGACCGGGGCGGCGGCACCGAGGAGACCGTCCGCCGGGTTCGTTCCGCTGCCGCCCGGATCGCCGACCATGCGGCCGGCCGGCATCAGAAAGTCATCCTCGTGGACTGCGGCGACGCCACCGAGGGATTCAGCAACACAGTCAGCCAGGCACAGACCAACGACCTTCCGCTTACCTACCAGATCCGCACCGCGCAGGCGCTGCTCGCTGACACGCTCCGGACTCTGGTGCCGGCCGCCCCGGAGGTCACCTACGTAGCGGTCCCGTCGAATCACTGCCAGGTCCGCGTCGGCATCGGTCGCAGCAACCGGGCCTCATTCCCCGGAGACGACTACGGACTGCTGATCGCCGACAACATCCGGCAGATCGTCGCCGACCGCCCCGGCTACGGCCACGTTCAGTTCGAGACGCCGGGGAGTCGACTGGAGTCACTGACCGTGCGCGCCGCCGACGGGACAGTCATGGGCGTCACCCACGGGCACGCCGCCGGGACGAAGACCCGGGTCGCAGATTGGTTCCGAGGTCAGGCGTTCGGATGCGTGGCGGGGATGCAGGACGCCAGGGTGCTGCTGCACGGCCACTGGCACTCCTTCTCCGTACAGACGGTCGGGGACAGCCGGCAGATCATCTGCGCGCCGACCGCGGACCCGGGTTCCAGTTGGTTCCAGAACGCCAGCGGAGAGTCTTCCGAGCCGGCACTGCTGACGTTCGAGCTGGGCGCCGGCGCCTCGTCAGAGTGGCGCCTCTGGTCCTGATAATCATGGCAGCCGAGTGTCGTTATTCGCCTGACGGGCTGTCGTATTCTCGGCATGCGACCCCGAGACGTCCCACGGGCCGGCCCCCCCTCCGCCGTCCCGACACTCGAGGAGGGCCGGACTTCCCCGTCTTTTCAACCACCACCCCGCCCCGTGACTGAAGTCGCACCCAGGGCAGGTTGGCAACCGGTCCACTCAATAGGAACATCGCTCACGTCCGATCAGCCAACCGACCAGAAAGGAAACGGACATGACCACCAACACCACCAACCCCACGCAGAGCGCCCAGCTGGACGCCACCCCCCGCACCGACGCGGCCGGCAACCCCCTCACCCGGTGGACCCTCACCGTCGGCGACCAGCACGCCTTCCAGGACGTCGACCAGTGGGGCCTCCCCTACGACGGGTCCCCCAACAGCGACCTCCACGACGACCTCTGCGCCTGGCTGACCACCATGGGCCGCCTCGACGAGGACGCCCTCAACGCCCTCTGACCACCCAAAGGCCCCAGGGGGCGGACGTCCCCTGGGGCCACCGAAGGAGCCACCATGAACGCCGCAACAATCGCCCGCATCGCCGCCTGGAACGTCATCGCCGACCAGGAGCTGCCCGCCGGCACCAAGGTCGTCGTCGAGGACGGGTGGGTCACCATCCACCCCCGCGGCGGCCAGCCAGCCCGCACCCCCTACAGCCCCACAGACACCCTTGACAGCCTCTACGACGCCCTAAAGGGCGCGGCCCAGGGTGACGCCCAGGCCTCCCACTGACAGGCCGCCAGACGACCTCCCACGACCCCAGAAAGGAACACAAACGATGCACCCCCGCCAGCCAACCAAACCCACCCCCATCGAGAACATCTCCGCCGGCAGCCTCGTCATCCGTGAAGGCGCTACCTGGCGGGTCGAATCCAACCAGCCGACCCCCGGCCGGCCCGCCTACCGGACCCTCGTCCTCCGCGGCGGCCGCGCGGGCGCCCAGAAAGGTTCCTACGTCACCGCCCCTGCCGGCTCCATCATCATCGTCCGCACCAACTGAAAGGCACCCCCACCATGCGTCACGCAGCCCCCAACACCACCCCCACCCGGCCGGCCAGACGAGCCGCCCACCTCGCCCTAGGCGCCGTCACCTACGCCATCGCGGCCCTGTCCACCTGCCTCATTGCCCTTGGTTCCACCCTCGCCTTCTGGGGCCTCTGGCAGTGGCTGGGGGTGAACTGACATGACCCCCGCCGGAGTTATCTCGGAAGCCCTCGCCATCCTCGACGCATGCGGCCTCGACCGGAACGCACTGAAAGTAGAGGCCGGCCCCCGCGAAGCAGTCATCCGCAGAGGCCGGCGCCGGTCAGGAACCCGAGTGACCGTCGCAAGACGCGGCGTCACTTGGCACGTGGCCGGCGGGGGGCGTCTGCTGGAAAGGCCCCAGCCGGCACTCCGCCGCCACGCAGGTCGCCCACATCCTCGAAACCGGCTGGAGGTGACGGCGGCCCCGGCGGACGCGACTCCGGGGCGATCATCCCGATCAACGAAACCCCCCACCGGATCAACGCGGCCGCGTACTCCTCCAACTTGAACATCTGCACCCTGAGGCGGTGCGCCTCCTTCTCCGCAAGGTCGCGCTCCGCCTCAGCGGCATCCCTGGACCGCTCCAACGTCGCCACCCTTTTGTTCAACGAGTCGGCCATACGCTCCAAAGCCTCAACCCGCCGATCAGACGTCCTCTCCGCCCTCGCGAACAACCAACCAACCCACGATGCAATGGCGGCGGTCGCCGCACCGAACAGCTCAGCCGGAAAAGGAGGGAGGTCGAGGTCATGCATGAGACCAGTATGAGCCCCCAACAGGGCGACGACACTCACGCCAACGGGGCATACATCATCGGCATGACCCGCTTCCCGCCTCCCCCCGCGGGAATGTTCGCGACCAGCGTATTGTTCGGCCACACCTCAACGGTCGCGCCGTCAGACGTGCCATCCGTCTTCAGGAGTGGGTAGCAGGTACGCTGCGGCTTCGCATCCCCCAACACGGCACCCGGGATCGTCGCGACACGTTTCTGCCCGACATTCGGCAACGTCACCGTGCCCCACTCCGACCGAGGCCCCACACACAAGGCATGACCGGCGAGAGACGCGATAAACGTGTCGGCGGGAGTCATGTCACCGGGGAACGTCACCCACTCGGGTGCGGGCGTCGGCGCAGGAGAAGCCCCGCCCGACCCTACCGGCCGGCGCCCATTCACCGCGTCAACCACCCGCAGCCACGCCGCAGCGGACTTTGGACCAACGTCCGGGCGGACATCAAAGTCGCCGTACTGGCCGATGTTCCACAAGCCAACACCGTTCAACCCGGACATGAACGCCACCTGCGCGAACGCGGTCAGCCTCGCGGCTTTCGCGTCGTCCGTCTTGTCGTTGAAGCCGACCTCCTCCAGGATGAACGGCTTCCCCGCCTGCGTGGCGATCCGGGCGAGATTCCGGAACGCATCACCGGTCGGATTGTCATACCCGTGGGTAGTGAACACGTCCACCTCGGGGAGGCGCGCCACCTGGTCGAACAGGTCGCCGTGCGCGTCCCGTCCACGGCCGTCGTCCCCTAGGTGAATGAACCCGCCGGCAGCGACCGGGCCGTCGTATCCGAGGCGGCGCACAGCCTCCACCTGCTGCAACAGCGACCACACGTACTGGTCGGCCGACCCCGCCTGCTGGACGGGATTGTCGGCGCCCCACAGCACCATCGGCTCCCCAGCCAAAGCAACACAATCCACGGTCGGGTAGTCCTGGTAACGGGTGTCCGTGTCAGGGAAATCCCGCCACAGGACCTCACGGAAGTAAGGAGCCCAGTCCTGCCACCCAAGGAAGTAGGGGTTCACCTTCTCCTTCACGAACAAGTTCCGCACATAGGACAGGTCCAGCCACAGGCGCACGTTCGAGTCCCGCGCCCATCGGACCTTCGCGTCCAGCTCACCGAGCTTGTCGCCGCCGTTGTGAAGCGCCTGGGAAGTGGAGTCACCGAACAGGTCCGTGACCCGCATGTGAGTGACACCCAACTGGCGGGCGCGCTGCGCCCACAGCTGCCCGTCCGGCGCCCCGTTCGCGGACGCGATCACACAGCCTCGCAGCGCCTCGGCGCGCCGCGTCCTCTCCTCCGTAGGCCCCATAGTGGCCATACAAAACACCCCTTCGCTGGGAAGTAGTTACCTGCCGCACCCATGATCTCACGGGCATGGCAGGTAACAGGCCGGGGTTCAGCGGGCAGCGCCGAGACTGATCACCCGGAACCTAGTGCCCGGGTACACGCCGCCGTCGTAATGCCAGAACGGATCCGTCCCATACGACCCGCACGTCGAGTATGCGGCCGTGTGCGTGCCCGCGGGCACCTCCTGCTTCCACGACAGGTGGTGGGTCATGAACGTCCTGTTGTACTGGATCTCCGTCTGCCACAGGCCCGCGTTATCCAGGATGAAACCAAAGTAATAGCTTCCGTTTGCCTTGTCCTTGTCGGCCTCGGACGCGAAATCAGAGTGGACAATGCTGACGCACACGTCCAGGCTGAACTCAAGCAAACTGCGAATCGGCAGGTTGAACCCCGTCTCCGCCCACCTGCGTGTCGTGTGGTCCGTCGTCGGCCTGCCGCGGCCGTTAGACGCGTCAGTCTTGTCGACCAGCACGTCGCAGAACCCAGCCACCGGCTGCAGCACGTATTGATTGGCAGCCCGGGTCCCGTCCGCCGAGTACAGAACCCCGGCGATCAAGAACATCGCCGGGTGCGCAGGCGACACAACACCGGCCGGCGCCTGCGACAAGCGGGCCTGCGCCTCCGCCTGCGACGCACACCGAATGAACGTGCCAACCGAATCTGCGTAGTCACCCCACGCGGACAGAATCGGATCGGACGCAGTCGGGACCTTCGCCCCATCCCAACGGGTAGTACTCATACTCTCATCCTAGTCAGTTCGTGATGTACATAGCCGACAGGCGGAAGCGCCTGAAAATCAGGTTCCCCAAGGCGCCATCGTCCGCGCCGGGAGACTTAATCGCAAACCTCCACGCCAGCTTGCTCGACGTCCGCATCTGCACCATCCCCGCGCAGGACACACCTATCCCCGTCGCCCCCGGCTCCACCATGGCGGTACCACCCACCGCCAGGTTCCAGTTATACGACGGCGACAGCTGCAACGACGCAGTCACCCACTTAGACGCGTACGTGTTATCGACATACGCTGTCGCCGCGATCCAGTACAAGCCGTTGTAGTAGGTACTCGGGATGCCCTGCCTGTCCGTCCACCAATCCTGGGCATCGATCTGCAACCACGTCCGAGGATTGTCCAGCTTCCCCGGCCACCACTGCCAGTTGTCGCCCTTCCACGACAGGTGACGCACCTGATCGGACGTGCCAATGAAATGTGGCGGCATCACCAACGTCCGCAACGGCTTCTGATACTCAAGCGAATCCGTCTGAGAGGCGTACAACCCGCCGACAGCCATCGTCAACCGGTTCGACCGGTTCGCGTCCACGTCCACACGCCGGAGAGTTAAGGAACCGTTACTCATATTCACGGCCGTAGTGTCAAACCCCCGCCGGTACGACAGCTTCATGTTCTCGATATACATGTTCGTCGGGGAATACAAAGGGAAAATGCGGAGGAAATACTCGCGGGTCCCGGTCCGCTCCGCCGGCCACTGCCCGAGCCAGATGTGCTGGTAGCCGTGGATCGACCTGTCCCTGGCCAGGAACTTCCCGTCGCGCAGCAAATTGAACTGCAGCTCAGTGTTCCCATCCGCGTGATTGACTTCATCCCAGTGGTACGCCTTGAACGAAAGCACCGGGTCGAACACATTCCCAGACGGAAGAGTGAAGTTGATCTCCCAGCAGGCGCCGTACGAGAAATCCAAGTCCGACTTGAACCTGCCGTGCACCTCCCGCGGCTTGGCGGACTCAATCGTGCACTTGCCGTCACTGTCGGTGCTGTACTGGTTCACCCACGTCGCTGACAGGTCAATCCACTGGTCAACGAACTCGGCCGTGTCCCCGTCGGACGCATTCCACCCAGAATGCTTCTTGTTGACAGCCTCAGCAGACTCAAGGAACGTAGACAACGACGCCCCGATGATCTGCGACCCCCAGATCTTGTTGCCTTTCAGTTCACCGACCACCGCGTCGCCAGTGATGGTCGCTTTGCCTGCCGTCAGCATTTCCGTAGTCACAGACGCAAACGCAGCCAGCTTCGCCCACAGCTCCTTAGACGCGTAGACCGCGTCCGACGTCACCGACCCTGGCGCCAGCTTCGTAGCTCCCACAGCCTCCGTCAACGACACGAACGCCACCTCAGCGCGACAACCCGCCGTAGCCGACAGCTGGAACATGGTCGACGTGCTGCCAACGTCCGGCGTCCACGACCACTCCTCCGTCCGCCACCCGTAATCGTTCGCCTTGTACACAGGCCGGCAGATTTCCTTCGCCGCCGATGTCGCCACAAGCGTCCCCGAGTTACCGGAGTTATACCGGTACGTCATCCGCAACACCCAACGCTTCCCCGCAGGGAACGCGATCTTCTGCGTCGCTTGCGCCCATGTTTTCGCGCCGGCCGCGTTAACAAACCGGACCCCAGTCACCAAGGCGCCAGGCGCACCAGACACGGTAGCCGCCAACGTCACCGCGTTCACGTCCGACAGCGTCCACACGGACGACGGCGAAGACGCAAACAACGGCTCCCGCACCATGTTCTCCGGGTCCACCGACACCGAATGCGCAGCCACCGCCCCAAGGAACGCACTGTCAGACGTGATCACGTCGATCACAGCCTGCGGCATCTTCGCGCCACCAGTCACCATCAGCTTCGAAACCGACAAACCGCCAATCTTCGCGTCAGTGATAGACGCGTCAGCGATCTGCGCGGAACCAATCGCAGCGTCACCGATCTGCGCAGACCCGATCGCCTTGTCACCGATGAAGTCGCCGGCCGCCTGGCTGAGCCTCCACACAGCACCGTTCCACACGAACGCCTGACCGAGCTTCCCGTCCGCGCCCTGCACCCACCACAACGAGCCGACGGTCTTGCCCTGCCCGTCAGCCGGCAGAGGAGCACGCGCGGCGATCGTCACCTTCCCGTCCAGGGAGGACATTTTCGCGGAAGCCTGGTCGGCGGCATTGCGGGCACCGAGCGCATCCGCCGCCGCTTTGTCAGCCTTCTCAGCGGCGCCCTGCGCGGCCGCGGCGGCGCCGTCAGCCTTCTGCTTCGCAGCCAGGACGTCAGCAGCGGACGCGTCCTGCTTCGCTTTCAGCGTCGAATAGTCGGCCTGTGCTTTCTGGGCGTCAGCCTGGGCCGCCTTTGCAGCCGCCTGCGCCCCGTCCGCGGTCGCCTTCACCGCAGAAGCGTTAGCGTCAGCTTTCTTCGCCGCCGTGTCCGCGTCCGCGGCCTTCTGCGCCGCAGTCGCCGCGGCAGCGGCAGCGTCCTGCGCTTTCGTGTTCGCCTGGCCGGCGAGAGTCTGCGCGGCCTGCGCCAACGACCTCGCCTCCTCGGCAAGAGCCACGGCTTTCGCGTTGTCGCCGGAGCTCTTGATCGCGTCCTCGGCCCGCTTCGCCGTTTCAGCAGCCTGCTGGGCGGTGGTCCTAGCGGCGTCCGCCACCGTAGCCGCATCCTTCGCGGCCTTGTCAGCGGCGGTGATACGCCCATCCAGGCCCTTCACACTGTCCTGCACAGTGCCGACACCAGCAGCGGCAGCTTCAGCTTTCGCCCTCGCCGTCGTTGCGTCACGGGCAGCAGCAGCCGCATCCTTCGCAGCATTGTCGGCGCGAGTCTTCACCTCCGCGGCCGCTTTCTTCGCATCCACCGCATCATTCATGGCGTCCGCGATCTCCTTGCCCGCAGGGCCGAGACGCTCAATCTGCGTGCGCTCATCCCCAGGCTCATCCTGCCCGTCAGTGATCGCCAACAGCGTGCCGTCCGGATGCAGGCGGACAGTGACCATAGCCCCCTGCCACGTGTACAGGCCGGGCGTCTCCCCGGCCACGTACGTCTCCGGCCTGTCGTACGGCATGCCGACGCGCACCCACCCGGCAGGCAGGGTCGGGTCAGTCTTCGACGTGTCAACGACGCGACCCTTCACCCAGCGGATCGTCGTGTCACGACGCCGGGACGCCTGGCTGCCCTCGCGGAGCGCCAAGTACAGGCTGCTATCACTCATGCGGTCTCCTCCCCTACAGGTGGCGGCGAGCCTCCCGTCCGATCACCGTCATCGTGCGAGACACATCAGACAGCGAGCACGAGTAGCTCGAGACAATGATAGCAATCCACTCGCCCTCCTTGATTTCAAAGGCGAGGAGGTCGCCGATCTCGATGCGAGGGTCGAACGCCATCTCCACTTTCCAGGACGGCAGCCGGTCGCGGGCGTGGAACGCGTCCAAGTTCGCCTGCTCCACCATCTTCGACCACGACTTATCCGACGACAGATCCGTAACCTTCGTTACCCGGCCGTAGTGCTTCGGGTCGTACGGGGCGCCGTAATACTGCATGCCGATATGGAAATCGTACGTGTAGTTCGACTTCCACCCGGTTACCTTCCCCTTGTCGTCGACCTCGCGCTCCCAGCCTGGCCACAGGTTATGCCGCCACTGCCAAGCCGTGTTCTTCGCGTTCTGGTACAGCTCATCCTTCTGCCCCCACGCCGACGTCGTCGGCTTGCTCTCCCACAGCAGGTTCAGAGCCTCGTCCACCTCAGTGTCATGGTCAGACCGTTTGATCGCGTCCGCCCACGACTTGTTCCCGGACAGGGAGTACGACTTTGTGCCGTCACCTTTCGCGTTGATCTCGATCATGTTCGGCAGCCGGCCGGACGGGTCCTCAGTCCGCTGTGCGTCCACGAGCAGCCCGGACGCCAGCGGGTACGTCTCATCCGGGGTCTGCCAGTTCTCTCGCCGCGCGTACGCCTCGATCTTCCCGCCGTAACCCATGCGCACGTCGGCGCCGCACGCGTCCGCCAGCATAATCACTGACGCAAGCCGGTTCGGCGGCATCTGCAAGGACGTCATCGGGACGGCGTTCCGCACCTTCGGATCCACCCAGATGTACGTGTGCTCGGGGACCGGGTTCAGGCGACGCATCTCCGACAGCAGAGTCCCGCCCAGCCACGGTGAGTGCGGGAACGGCAGCGGGTTCTCCTCCAGGTCCAGAAGCATATCCTTCGCCTGCACGGTCGCCTCCTCCGGGTTCGCCGGGGAGTCCGTGATCCTGAAATGCCCGAACGGGACATCCCACCCCTCGCCCTCGCGGGGGCGGATCTCCAGGACGGGGCACAGCTCCTGCCCGTAGTTCGCCAGCGGATCTGTCGGATCCTTCGCCGCCAACTGACGGGGAGCGTTCAACGTCAGCCGCGCCGGGGAGGATGGGTTCGAGTCCGCCTTTGTGCCGAGCTTCCCCCAGTCCAGCTGCACGTTGTACACGGGCAGGTCCCGCCACTCGATCTTCCCGCCGTAGCGGACATCCACGCGGACACGCCACCGGGCCGGCCGGGCCATGTCGAACAGGTCAGGGCCGGGCCTCATGACGGCATCCCCGCCACAAAGCGGCACACGTCGTTGTACGTGCGTGCGGCGATGTCCGGAATGTCCGACAACGACAGGTCCGCGACGCCAACCTCGGCGAACTCGACTGTCGGCAACGGGTCGCCGTCGAGCAGCAGACACGGCGCGATCCAGTCCGCGCCATCTCGGATCACGGTTGTCGCTTTCATGAATACCCACCCGTTTGCGTCAGGCTTCCCTCGCACCTGCTGATCCGGGTGGTCGAACGAACGTTTCGTCGAGTCGGAGCCGCGACCGTTCGACAGCCACAGGCCAACCGACACGTTCGACAGGTCGGGGTCGCTGCCGATGCGCCGCACGTAGGCGGACACTTCCACGGTATGGCCGACCGGCACCTGCCGGAAGCTGGACGTGCCCGCGGTAGGGGTGACAGTGCGCACGCCCCCGCCGCGGGTCGGCCGGCCGTGCGGCGACCAGTTATCCGAAATGTCGCCGCCGAGCAGTTTGTCGTCCTCCGGGTGTGTGGTGCCACCCCACAGGTAGGTGACGTTCCGTTTCACGTCACCGGCGGCAAGCTTCTTCTCCCAGTCCAGCCATTCACCCCAGGTTACGCACGGCGCCCACGAACCCATCCTGGTGCCGTACATGCCGAGCCACTGCTCAGTGTGGCGGACCATCTCCGAGGGACGTTCCGTGACGGACAGCTCCCACTGGACAGTGCCAGCCAGACGCGACTCAGTCTGCTGGGCGGTCGCTTTCTGAACGGCCACCACACGGATCGGACGGATCGTGCACGACGGAATCCGGCAGGCGTCTCCATCGTGGGCGACGATCAGGTAGCCGGGCCGCTGCGTCAGGGCGCGGAGCGTCTCGTAGTCGGCTTTGCCTTTCGTCCGATACGTGATCGTGTACGACAACGGCTCTGCCGACTGACCCCACCTGTCAAGCGTGCCCGCCGACGTGGACAGGGTCGTCAGGCCAGCGGAGAACGATTCTTCGTTCGCCTCAACGATGTGCCCCTTGACAGCGACATGGCCGGTCTCGTCGGAGATGATGTCCGCCCCGATGGACGTGCGCACCGCCGTCGTGTCGGACGCGCCGACCTGCGTGTACGTAGTCTCCTCGCCAATCGGCGCCAGCGGGTCGCTGACACACTCGGAGTCAGTGGGATGCCAGATGAGTACCCGGTTGTCGTCTGACTTCACGTACACGGGGATCGCCGCAGCACCCTCGGGTGACGGGTTCGGTTGCAGTGACAGCAGCCCTGTGTGCCGTGCCGTGAAAGCTTTCATTGTTGCCATGCGGTCATCTTCCCATCATCCTGTTGGCGGTGACGATGCGCCCGTCCGCGACGGACTTCATCCTGGTGGTCAGGGTGGTCCGCCCGTCCACGGTGAGTTCCAGATTCATTCCGTCCATGGCTTTGCGGAGCTGCCTCACGGACACGCCGCCCGCACCGGCGATGGACGGCGAGGACGCTGACAGGGCGCCGCCGTCGGCGAAGCGCCGCGCCTCCATGTAGTTGCGGATGTCGCCGTCGCGGATCATTCGCCGCAGGCGGTATACGGCGTCCTGGCCGCCGGCCGCAGCCACCTCGGCGGCCGTGAGGACGTGCTCTCCGTTGGACAGCCAGGCCGGAATCCAGTCGTCGCGCCCACCGCCTGGGCCGTGCACGGCGCCGGCGTTCGCGTACCCCTTGATCGGGGTGATGGGGCCTCCGTCCGCCCGCAGCCAGGAGCCTTTCGGCCAGTGATCGCCGATCCAGTGTCCGACACTTGTGAAGATCTGCTTGATTCGGGTGGTAATCGAGATCTCTTTGTCGTGGAGCTGGTCGATGTTGTACTTCACGGTACGCACCTTGCCGGACGCCTGATCATTACCCGAGATTGTCACCGTCCCGGTGGTGTTGTCGATCTCCGTGTGGACGGAATCTTTCTCCCACCGGGCCCCCGTAGCGTCGCCCAGAATGGACACCGTGCCATCCGAGTTGTCGATCGTCTGCACGGTCTCCTGCAGGCCGGCCAGTCCCTGATCATTGTCAGCGTCGATCTCAACCACGCCAGTCGTGCCATTAATCGAGTCGGCCGTCACGGTCAACGTGTAGTCGGCTTTCGCGGCGTCACCAGAGATGCTGATAGTCCCTGTCATGCCGTCGATCTCAGCCGTCGCACCATTAGCGGCCTCAGTCGCCTGCGACGTGTCAGCAGTAACCTCAGTGTTGATCTTCTCTGGGATGAGTCCGTACTTGTCGGCGAGCTCGACAGCCTCGTCCTCCGTGAGCCCCATAGACTCTGCCGCCTCGATAAAAGCATCCCGTCCGGTCTGCATCTTGGACTGCAGCTCATCCTGACCGGCGCCAGCAGCCTGCGCCGCCTGCACCTGCGCGAACGTAGCAGACGCCAAGTCATTCAGAGCGGACTGATTCTTCCTGCCCTTCTCTGTGGTGATGTCCAGCGTGGCGCCGTTCTCTTTGACGGCGTCATTGACGTTTTTCAACGCCTCCTGGAACTTGATGTCAGCGTTGCTGTTGGCGATCACAGTGTCGCCGTACGTCTTGATTCCTTTTATGACCTCCTCAATGGACGGCACGATCTGGTCGGTGCCTTCCTTCGCTTTGCGAATGGCAGCATCCAACTGCGACGTGCCGCCGGCCGCAGCCTGCGCGTTAGGGTCGATCTGCCCCAACGCAATAGCGAGGCGCGTATTGTCGTCCGCCGTCAGCCCCATCTGCTTCGCGACCTCGTTCAGATGCGACTTGAAATCCGGCATGGAGTTGATCAAGTCAATCATTGACTTGTTCGTGCCGTTCGTCATCTCTGACGACAACTTCTTGAACTGCGCTACCGCGTCGTCCGTGGACATGCCGGACAGCGCCTTCCCCGTCGTCTCAAGGGCGTCCTTCGTGCGCTGCAAGTCGGAACGAGTGTCCGCACCGAAAGCTCCAGCGACGCCGTCCGCAAACGAAGCCAAATGCTGCTGCACGGACGACCACACGGACGGGCGGCTGATGTCCGCCAGGGCCTGCGAGTACTCCTGCAGGGAGTACTTACCCTTATCGAAATCCAGGTTGTTCATAACGGAGCCGCCGTGAGCGAGCGCCGTGGACATTTCATCCACAGACACGCCAGTGCGGCGCACCTCGTCGCCGTAATGCTTCACGCCCTCGATCAAGGCGGCAGTGATCATCATCCGCCCAGCCCGGCCGAAACCAGTCATGCCGGTAGCTACCTCGCCGAGCTTCCCCTTCAGGCCGACAGTCGTCCAGTTCAGCGTGTTCATGGCGTCCTTGATCTCCACGATCTTCGGCGCCATCACCATGAGGCCACCGACCGCGGTCAGGGCCGCACCGCCGAACGCAGCGAAGTTCATGATCATGGACTGGGTGCCACTGCCGAGCTCGCCGAGCTTATCGACCAGGGAAGTGATGTGCTGAACAACGGAACGCACGGGAGCCTGGGAGGACGACCCGATCTTGATCATGGCGGTCTCCCAAGACCCGCCCAGCTTCTCGATGTCGCCCTTCAAGTTGTCTTGCTTCAGGCGCGCAGTCTCAGCGGCGTACCCGGCGTCGTTGACTTTGTCGATCCACCCCTGGATACCCTCGCCGCCCTCGTTGTACAGGACGTTCGCGGCACGGATAGCGTCCGACCCGAAGATGGTCGACATCGCCGTGTTGCGTTCCTCTTCGCCAAGGTCTTTCATCCCGTTGCGCAGCTGCTCTGCGACGGCGGTGATCCCAATGAAGTGGCCCTGGGCATCGTAAATGTGAATGCCCAAGTCGTCCATCGCGTTCTTTGCGCCCTTGGACGGATTCTCTAGGCGCTGAAGCATTGTCTTGAATGATGTGCCGGCGTCTTGCCCGATCAGACCGGCGGACGCGAAAGCGGCGATCGAACCCGTCGTTTCCTCAATGCTCAGACCAGCCTGAGAAGCAACAAGGCCGGACTGCTTCAGGGCGTACGCCATGTCATGGACGCCGCCCTGTGCTTTACCGGCGCCGGCGGCCAGCAGGTCGGCGACGTGGGTCACTTTGTCGCCGGACAGGTTGAACTGAACCATCGCGGTCGCCGCCGTCTCAGCCGCCTCGGACACGCTGATCTCGCCGGCAGCCGCCAGGTCGAGAGCCCCGGAGAGCCCTCCGGCGAGGATATCCTTCGTGGATACGCCGGCCTTGGCCAGCTCCTCAATGCCGGAGGCCGCCTCAGTCGCAGAGAACGCCGTATCAGCGCCAGCCTGGATCGCAGCCTCACGCAGCTGGGACATCTCGTCCGCAGACGAGTGGGTGGCAGCCTGCACGGACGACATGGACGCGTCAAAGTCCGCAGACATCTTCCCAGCCATGCCCGCGAACCCAAGCAGGCCCGCCCCGACGCCAGCGACCGCCGTACCTACCGTGGTCCAAGCCGCCCCGTTCTGGCGCGCGGAGTCAGCGAGGCCAGCAAGGCCTGACTTGCCCCGCTCACCGGCGTTGCCCATCTGGTCACCGGCGCCCTGCGCGGCCTGCCCGGCCTGCGACATCGCGTCCGCGGCGCCCTTCGTCGCAGACGACGCCTCCTGCATGCCGGCTTTCACCCCGGACGCGTCGGCGGTCAGCTTGACAACTACGGTTCTGTCGGCCACAAGACTCTCCTCACTCCTGTTCGGATTCTACCTTGGCGTCCGCAACGTACAGGAGTGACCCTTCCTTCGGTGGGGAAATCAGATCACCTTGCTTGTTCCGCTCGGAGTGGTCTTTCTCCCACCGTTCGCGGGCGGCTTTCGCGTAGCAGACCACCTCCCGCGCCTCGAACCAGCCGTCCATAAACTCATCCCAGGCCACATTGCGCGGATAACCGCACCCGCACGGACACAGCGACGACTCGTACAAGGAGTAGGCGTTCGCCAGGTCGTAGTCCTGGGCAACCCACTCGCTAGACCTGCGCAGAATCCCCGTCGGCGGGCGCCCCCAGCCCATGGCAGCTTTCACCATGGACCGCAGCCAGGCCCCGGTCGGGGCAGTCAGGACCTGGACGAGAAAGGGGCGGTGATAGTCGGACTCTCCGTGTCGACGGCGCGAATGCAGCGGGACAGTTTCTCAACCTGCTGCGGTGACGCCTGGTACAGGCCGGCAATATCCTCGCCGGTCACGCCGGTCGGCTCCACGATGTGCGCGGCAATGAACGCGCACTCCATCTCATGGGTGACAGGGTCATCCTTCGTGTGATGGCCGAGCGACTCCATGAGTTCCTTCTGCGCGTACACGGACATCGTCTGCACGACGAACTCAACCGCCGACGCCTTCAGCTCGGCGAGCGTCGCGTTGGCCTTGTCGAGAAGCTCCTTCTTACGCTCATCGGACAGGCCGGGCAGGCGAGCTTCCTCGTCCAGACGGTCGATCACGGCGAGCAGGTCGGTGCGACCGTACAGCATGCACGACTTCCGGGTCGGCTGGAACCCGGCCATCCACGCCGCGAAATCAAACTTCTCCGGCGCGTCCGCGCCGTCGGTACGGTCTTCGAAATCGTCGGCGTCAACATCAACACGGTCGCTCATCGGCGTCCCCTGTCTGCGGTCCCAAGCGGTCTATGTGCGGTGTTGCCCCCGCCGCCAGAGACCGCACATGGCAGCGGGGGCAACAGGCCCAGTGTACAGGGCGGCGTGCGTCAGGCGCCGACCGTGTAAGACTTCCCGGCGGACGCGCCGACCGCGTTCGAGACGATGAAGTTGCCGGTCTGGACGCCGACGGGCAGGACCGCGCTGATGGCGGTCTGGGACAGCACCCGGTAGGAGGCGACCGGGGTGGTCTTCCCGCCCACCGTGCAGGTAACGCCGGTGACACCAACGAAGTTCGTGCCGGTGATCAGGACGGTGTCGCCGGCCTTCTTCCCGGACGGGTCGATCGACGTGATCGTGGGGGCGGCCTGAACCTTGCCGCCGCCGACGGTGATCTCGTTCTCCAGGGCGTCCGAGATGAACAGGGACACGGTGCGCTTCGTGTACGTGGTCCTGTCGTCGGGCTTCTGCGGCTGGCCGGGGGCGACGTGGTACCAGTCGACGTCATCGCCGTTCGCGAACGGCTCCTCGGGCTTCTTGCCTTCACGCTCGTACAGTTCGAACTCGCGGCCGGTCTGCTTCAGCAGCTCCCAGACGGCGTTGTCGCCGCCCTGGACCTTCTGACCATTGTCGTCGAAGAACCAGTACACGCTGACCTGGCCCTCGTACTCGGCGGGGCCGGGGACGGTGCCTTTGCCGGCGGCGCCAAGAACGGGCTCCTCCACGCTGACGCTTCCCTTTGATCCGAGTTTGTAGTCGGACTTCATGACGGACATCTCGAAGTGGATGCCCTTGTTCAGCTCGTCCGCGGTCGGTGCCTTCCTGTTAGCGACCGGGGCGGCGTCGGTGCCCAGGGCGACGAGCGTGATGCGGCCGTCGCCGAGCGTCCGGATTGATGAAGCCATATCGGCTTTCTCCTCTCTCCGACGCCGCGTCAGCGCCGGACAACGTACGTTTCTATGTCAGTTTAGCTCAGGCGAATCTTTTGAACGCCGTAACCTGCCACATGTCTACCGAGTAGAACAGATGCCCGTAGATGGGGATGTCTACCTGGTCGTCGCGGAGCAGCCCGGACGAGTAGGACAGGCGCAGCGGCTCCGCGTGGCAGCCGCCGACCTGCAGTTCGTAGCCGTCGAGCACGCCGCGGACGTCGTCCGTCGCGGCCAGGAGCCTATCGGCGGTGGAAGCGACTACGGTGAGCGGCTGAAGGAAGCTGATCTCGTCGGCGGTGTTTCCGAGCGTGCCTGCCTTGCCGGCGCCGGCGGCGGGCAGCTTCACTAGCACGTACGGGACGTTCGGCCTGGCTTTTGTGACCTCTCCGAGATACACGTCGTACCTGCACCGGTCCCGGCATGCCTTCTCCATCGCTTTCACGAACGGGCCGATCTTGATCATGACAGCTTGTCCAGTATCTCGTCGAGGGTGTTGGCGATCTCGTCGGTGACTTTGTCGTCCATGTAGTCGGCGGGGTGCGGCATGCCGCCGCCGCCCTTCGGTGTGCCCCAGATCGCAATGTTAGCGAGCGCGCCGCGCGGCTTAGACGGGCCGAACTCGGCCTGGACGACAGCGCCGGCCGGCTTCGTGTCGTAGGAGAACGTGTCACCCACCTTGGCGATTCCCTTGTTAGGGAACGCCCGGTAGTCCTGCCGCGCCCGTTCTTTCGCTGAGTCCAAGGCGTTGCGCACGCCGACCTGCACCGCCGACCCGGCTTCCTGAGCGGAAGCGAAGTCAGCGGCAAGGGCGCGCAGCTGTGTCACGTCGGCGGGCATTAGTCAGTCTCCGCATCAACGAGCATGCGCATCGCGGTCCGGTGCGTCTGGTTGATTAGGCCGCGGACCCGGAACGGGTACGCGTACCCGGTCACGGTAGCGACGTCGCCGACGTGCGGCTCATACGATGCGTCGCGAGGAACGTGCAGCTCGGTCTGCTGCAGTTCGTACGTGTGTCCGCCGGTGGTCGGGGCGGTGCCGTACGACGTCTGCTGTCGCAGTCGGCACTTCCCTTCGTACACGCGGGATGTCGTCGGCTCGTCGTGGCCGGCCTGCGGGTTCCAGTTCATTGCCTTTTCGGGCCGGTCAATCACACACGAGTCAACCATCAGCCATTCGGCCCGTCGTCTACGGGCGTGCGGGTGGCTCACGGCTTACCCCTGATCGCGTCGATCCAGCCGCTGTCGCCGTACCGGTTCGTGGCTGGCGGCCACACTTCCCTGTAGGTGCCCATCACGCCGAGGCCGCGGGTGGGGGCGTCCGCAACGTACAGGAGCAACGACTTCTTTTCGGTGGGCGTCAGGTACAGCCCGTCCTCGGGGACGGGCTTCCCGCCGCCCATCCAGTCGTCGAGTCTTTCGTAGTTCCAGGACTCGGGGTTGACGTACGCTCGCGCCGCGCAGGACAGGATGATTTCCTGCACGCCGCCAGGGACGTCAGCTAGGGTCCATGGGCGTGCGACACGCCCGCAGGTTTCAAGGACAAGGGAAGTGGCCCGGCGCAGAAGCCACTTGGCGCGGCGGGCGTCGCCGTCTTCGGTGATGCTCTCTCCGAGCCAGTCTCCGAGGTCGGCGACGTCCGCCAGCGCTGTGGTGGGCATTGCGATCAGTTGAGTCCGAAAGCGGTGGCGCGCTGGGCGTCCATGACGGCAGCACCGAAGAACGCGTCGACAACGGCGCGGTCCTCGGCCTGGTCGGGGTCATAGTCGCAGATCAGGCGCAGGGCGAAGCCGTCCTCGGCGTGGTTCGCGCCGTAGGACGCGCCGAGCGGCACGGTCGCGGCACGCAGAGCCATGGTGAACGCGTCGCGCTGGTAGGCGATGCCGAACTTCTCCGGGAGGCGCGGGTCCTCGACGATGGTGAAGCCCTTCAGGCGGCTGATGATGGCTTCGTGGAGGCTGTCGCCGTCGTCGGCCTGGTAGGCGGCAGACGCCAGGTCGCGGTTCTTCTGGATGACCTCGGCGACACCAGGACCAACAGCGATCGTACGGTCCGAGGTGGGGACCTCACGGCTGTTGAGGACCCGGGCGAGACGGGCTATGACCTCGAGGACGTTCGAGGAGTCGCTCTTCAGCTTCAGGGCCTTGGCGTCGGTGTAGTCAACGCCGGCGGCGGAAGCGTCCGCGGCCTGCGAAGCCTTGATCGTGGTCATGAGAGCGGCCAGCTTCTTGGGGAGCTCGTCAACGACAGCTTCGGCGGTCGGCTTGGCGACCTCGTCCTCGAAGGACTGCAGGGTCCACGTGTACCAGTCGGAGGGCAGGCGGGCCGCGGAGTAGATCTGGTCGGCGAGCTCGACGGGCACGTACTGGCGGGTCAGGTCGGTGTAGCCGATGGCGTTGCGGGCGGCGCGCTGGGCCTTGGTGCGGGTCGCGGCGGTCGCCTTGACGGGCATGGGCACGTTGACGGTGCTGCCGTAGCCTGCCTCGTAGCCGGACTCGGCGTCACGGTTGATGGTGCGCGGCAGGGCGGACAGGTAACGGAGAGCGGCGACGGAGCTCTTGGTGACCTTCATCGCCGGGGTTGCAAAGTTAGCCATGGGGCTTCCTTTCTATCAGCGGCGACCGAAGATCCGGCTGCCAATGGTGGTGATGCTCTCGCTGCTGTCGTCGTCTCCGACCGGGGCGAACGGGGCCGCCTGCGGCTGGGGGGCGATGATCGCGGCGAGCTTCTGGGCATCCTCGGGGGTGTTGAGGGTGACGTAGTCGGCGAGCTCGGGTGCGAGGCCGGCGGCCTTAAGGGACTCCTGGGTGGCGAGTTTGGCCTTCAGGTCGTCCAGTTCAGCGCGGGCGGCCTCGGCGAGTGCCTTGTAGTCGACGGCCGGCTGCGTGTCAGCGGGAACCTGCGGTGCGGGCTCCGCGTCACCCGTGTCAGCGGGTTCAGCCTCCGGCTTGTCGGCGGGCTTCGCCGAAGCGTCTCCTTCGGTGGCGGGCTCTCCGGGTCGGGGCTCGTCGGTGCTGGGGGCGGGCTGCTCGGGCTCGGGGGCGGGCTCTTCGACGCCCGTCACCGACTTCGGGTCGGCCTTGGCGTCGCTGTCGGTGGACGCCGCAGACGCGGACGCGTCCGGGCGGGGCTTCGAATCAGCCATTAGCTCCTCCTTTTGGTGTGCTGCGTGCAGTATATATCAACGGGTCTTCCACCCGTCGGAGAACAGGTCTGGGGCGACGCGCCGCATTTCCATGGTGATGTTGTGTCGTCCCGGTCGGCCCGACAGGGCTTCGCCGGACGCGTGGATGTTCGCTGCGGCTTCCTGGTAGGCGGCGTTGATGCGCAGTTCGCGCGACGTCGCGGACCGTTTCAGCCATTCGTTGGGGGTTTCCTTGCAGATTTCCCATGTACAGTCGCAGCAGCGGTGGGCGCGGAACGTGACGGTGTCTTCGGTGTAGACGGGGCCGCGGGCTGCGAGCATGGAGCAGAACGCACATGTCTTGCCGGCGATGACGCGCCTGCACTTCAGTCGGGTGTGTCTGGCGGATTGGATGACGTAGTCGCGGGATGCGGACTCGACGCGGGTACGGCCCCATTGGGCGGCCCAGCCCCGCATTTCAGCGACGGCTTGTTCTCCGCTGATGCCACGGCGGATGAGGGTTTTCGCGCGGACGGGTCCGGAGTAGAACGCGGTGCGGACGGCGTCCCGTCTGGCGATAGGGCGGGCGGCGGGGAGGGGCGGCAAGTTCAGGTCCTCGGCCCGGGCGTACCGGGTGAGGTACTGGGCTGTGAGAGCGCGGCCTCGCTGGGTGCCGGTTTGGATGGCGTCGGCGGCTTTCTTCACGGCGGGCTGGTGTGCGCCGCCGATGTCGCCCGGGTCGATGTCGTCCATGGCGTCGGCCACGGCAAGGCCGGTGGCAGCGGCCATTGCGGAGATGTGCCGCTGGTATCCGGCGGTGAGGGCGGCGCCGGCGGCGGTGAGGGCCACAGGTCAGGGCTCCTCGGTGGGCGGCGGGGTGCCTTCCCCGTCGGCGGTGAGGGCGCGCGCGTAGGCCTCCAGCTCGGATGGGTGGGCGTCCGCGTACTCCTGCCATTCCTGCGCCTCTGCGGGCGACACGCCGGGGATTCGCTGCCACAGCAGCTGGGCGGGCACGCCGAGCGATTGGGTCAGTTTCCCGAGGGCGTCCGCGGCCTGCGACAGGGATCGCGCTTCGGTGTCGCGCCAGTCAACGCGGAGCGTGTAGTCGTTCGCGTCGCCGATCCGGCGTTCCAATTGAGCGGATGCGCGGAGCACGTTCAGGAGCGGCCGGCCGAGGGACCGCTGGATGGCGGCGATGTGCGCCCGCTCGGCGGACTTTGCCTCGGCGAGCGCGTCGGCGGACAGGTTTACGAGTTGGGAGCCGGACAGCGACCATGACGGGACGGACGCGAGTGCGGCGAGGGTGCCAAGGTCGGCGCGTTCCGCGTCGAGGACGGATTGCATGCTGGTCTCGGGCAGCGACCCGAACTGGACGCCGTCACCGCCGGTCAGGATCGACGAGTTCGACAGGTGCGCCTTCATGCGTTCTGCGTCTTCGATGCTGCCGGGGTCGTCCAGGCCTGTGACGGTCTTTACGCGCCATGAGTTGGAGTGTTGGATGAGGAGCCGGTCGTGGACTGTCTTGATGTACCGGCGGGCTGGGATGCGCAGCCGGTCGACGAGTGACTCGGCGTCTCCGTCGATTGACAGGTAGGGGGCGAACCGGGCGACCGGGGTGTAGCCGAGGCCGTGGTGGATAACCTCGTAAGGGTTGCTGTTCCGGTCGATGCGGATCAGGTCCTGGTCGGTGGCGTACAGGGTGGGGCGGCCGGTTTTTGTGAGGAATACAACGCGGGCGGGCCAGTCGGCGGTTGGGTCGTCTCCCCAGTCCACGCCGACGCGGGCCGCGGACGCGGCCTCGAGCTTCGCTTCGACGCCGTTCGGGGCGGCCAGCACGAACGCTTCGCCGTCGGCGAGGGCGGCCTTCCACAGGCCGGTCTGCTTGGTGGGCATGCCGGCGCGCTCCCACGGTGCCCACAGGGCAGCGAGGTCGCCTTGCTGGTCGGCGGTGCGGGTGACGCCGTCAGCGATGATCTGACGGCCGAGCGTGTCTACGAGGAGGGCGAGCGTAGGGCCGAGCGCGAGCGCGCGGAGGCGTCTCTGGTCGGCGCTCTTCCCGCCGCCGTCTACGGTCGCGAGCGGCGCCCCGATACCGGGCGTGGTTGACCCGGGGACGAGGTCCTCTTGCCGCTGCTGAGCTTCCCACCGCTTCTCGGCGGTGTCCTCAGCGAGCTTCTCCCAGGGGCGGTCATTCACGGGCGGTCACCATACCTTTCCGCGTCCTCTGCGGCGACTGTTTCTGTACTCTTCACGCATTATACGGGCACCGACCATGGCGACGGCCAGGTCGATTTTTTTCCTGGACTCGCGGTGATTCTTGGCGATGGACGGCCCCCATTTGGAGGGGACGCGGCGGGCGTGGAGCACGTGGGCGCGGAGCCGGGCGTCGCCGTCGTGGAGGAGGGCGCCGCCTTCAATGTCTGCGTAGACGCGGTTGACGCCGCGGACGAACCGTGCCGTGTGGGACGGGTCAGACATGTCCCATCTGGTGGCGTGCCGCCCGGAGGCGGGCATGCGTAGTTTCCGCCGGTAGTCGCGGTGCCAGCCGTCAATGATGCCGTCCCAGAAAGCCACCATTGTCTCGTCGTCCTTGGCGTGGGACGGGTCGCACCAGAGTGCGACGGTGTTGTAGTGGTCAAGGACGTCGCGGACACGTTGGTCGATCTCTTCGCGCGGGGCCACCCAACCGTGGGCGCGAGCGTCGGGCGGGCGCTGCCACACGCCGAGCGGAAACACAGCGCCGTCGGAGATCCGGCACCCCACGAAAGCGGTTGCGTCGTCTGACTTGCCGCCGTCAAAAAACAGGGCAAGCTCGTCGTTGGGGTCGAGTGCGGGCAGGTCCTTAGCGCAACAAGCGTCCCATTCTTCCCTTGTCACCCATGCGTCCTCGGCCGCGGTGACTTGGTTGTACCACTTCCGCCTGGACTCGGACGGCGGTGTTTCCGGGTCGAGAACATCCTGGACGATGCGGTCCGGTGACAGCCACGTCGCGTCGCCGCGCACGCCTTTCACGACTTCTGGGGCATCGTCCGCGGTCAGCGGCGCCTGGGGGGGCGCTTCCAGGGTGTCGTACATGAGCCCGTAAGAGCGGATCTTCCCTGCCTGGGACTGCTCCCATGCTTCTCTGGTGGCAAGTCCTACTGACTCGACGCCGACACGGGCAGCGTTGCAGATGTGCAGCACCCGCGCCTGCCGGTCTGGCGGCGATTTCGCGGCGTCGCCGCGCACCACGCCCATCATCGCGATGCCAGCGTTGGAGGCTGTCCAGTTCTGGGTCTCGTTGCAGATCGTCAGAGTGGCGCGGGACCCTTCGGCGGCGTCAGGGTTCGACGTGATCGCGGTGATGAACCCGGGGGAGCCGTCCGTGGGGCGCACGTACGTGGAGATGACGCGCACGCCGAGCTCGGACTGCACTTGCGCGGGGGCGATCGCCCGGATCGCTCCCATCGTGTTCTCGGTCTGCTGCTGCGACACGGCAAGCAGGCGGATCCATGGTGTCTGCTCGCGCCGGCCGCGGACGCCGTAAGGAGTGGACTGCGGGAGGGAGGGGCCGAGGAGGGCGTTCAGGGCGATCACGCCGGCCAGCGGGTCTTTCCCCCAGCCTTTACACCGTTGCAGGACGACCGTGGGCGCCAGGAACATGCCATCGTCGTCTACCGCGTAGTACCAGAGGATGAACCTGGCCTGCTCGGGGGTGAACGTCCACGCCCCGCCGCCGGGGCCGACCAGCGAGGAGGACGCCCAGGCGAGCACGTCCCATCCGACGGTGCTGTCAGGCAGCAGCCATCGGCCGTTCTCGATGGTCCATACGGGGCCGTGCGCGACCGGAGGCCATGCGCAGTCTGGCATAGCCGCCGGGGCGGACAGGCGTTCCTTGTACCACGCTTTGATTGCCGGCCACTCGGTTTCGTCCCATTCGCTGGTCTCGGCCGGCGTGCTGCTACGCCGGCGTGCCATGTGTCAGTCCCCAGCGGCCGGCTGCCGCGGCTGCGGCGTGTTCCGACCGTGCCAGGCGGGCCTCGTCAGTGTCGTCTTGCAGGCGTAGGGCTTTCGCGAGAGACGCCATCACTGCCCTGTGCTGTCGGATCTCCGCGAGCAGGGGGTTAGGGCGCATCTGACCGGTCGACCCGACCGTCAGCAGGTCCCCGCCGTCCAGTTCCTTCGCCATCCGGGAGATCAGCTCAGCCTCGTGGCACATGTCGTCCAGGATCCGCACCTCAACCGGCGACAGGTCCCACTCCTCCAGCACTTCCTTGCGCAGGCGCCTAGCAGATGTCAGACGTGCCACGAGAGAACTCCTAACGGTTGCGGTCAGGTTACGAGGGTACCCCGCCAGCCGGCCGAACTGGCGGGGTATCCGCGGGGACGGTCAGGCCTTGTGCTTCCCGTCGCCGGAGTCGCGCAGGGCGACGCCGCCGGGAGTAACAATGCCCGCCCAGTCGAGGATCGAGATGCCGTTGATCTTCACGCTCTTCAGGATGTTGAAAGCCCCGAGAACAAGGCCGGCAACAGCCAGCAGCTGGTCCACGGCAGCCGCGGCGGTCGCCGGGTAGGCGCCCACGAACCACGTGCCAGCAGCGATCAGAACAACAGCAGCCAGGGTCAGGGTGCGCCGCTTGCCCGCAGTCCAGTACGGCTTGTCCAGGGCCGCCTGAATGAAAGGCCACGCAACAGCGGCCACAGCGGTCAGGGTCGCACTCTGCTCAGCAGTCAGATTCATCTTTCTCCTCTGTTGTTTCTTGACGGCCTTCTAGCCGCCCGACCCAGTACGCGCCCAGGATCGCCGCGGCGGCGAACCAATGAGCTGCGCACGGGACGATGTGGGGTGTCACTTCGCAGCGTCAGGCCGCTCGACGTCGGCAGGCTTCACGGCGGTGCGGATGTCGTTGACAGCACCGTAGATCGCGCCCGCGGACTTGACGCCCTCCTGGCCGGGAGTGAGCGCGTCCAGGACCTTGTCGACCGCAGCGTGGATCGCTCTGGTCTCCTCGTACGTCGCCTTTGCGTACCAGTTCATGTCGCCGGCGAAGTGGTCGCCGGCCTGCCCGGACCTGAACAGATCCCTGATCTCCCTGAGAAGGTCAACACCTTCAGCCATTTCCCATGCCTCCTGTCCTGCGCCGTTGGGGCGCCCGTAGTTGTACCACGACCTGCACCGGTCGCTGAAGGGGGCGCCGTACGCCTCGTAGGCGCCGTAAGCGCTACCCGAATTGTATCGGGACCCGACACGCTTCAGGTCCTCGTACGAGTCACCTTCGGCGTTGATGAGATCCCGGATGATGCCGCAACCGACCTCAGCGGACTTCTCAGGGTCCCACCAAGCCCGGTCAGGGTCGTTGAAGAAGTATCCGGGGTACGTGACTTGCAACGGCCCGACGCCGTTGGACGTGGCGCCGGCGCTGATCTGCGCGTAGAAGTCCCGGAACTTCTCTTCGGTGACTTCTCCGCCGCCGCAGTAGGCGCCGCCGGCGTCGTGGCCGAAGATGTTCGCCCCGTATTCGCCGGTTTCCATCCACAGGGCAGCGAGCGCCGCCCACCAAGGGCAGCCGACGTTGTCTGCGGCGCGGAGGACGGCCTGCTGCACGTACGACAGCTCGTACCCGTCGCGGCTGGCACGAGACTGCTCCTGCGTCGGGGGGACAGGGGCTGCGGTGCCGCCGAGGTAGCGGAGGCAGTGCGTCCACCGGGCTGTCCGGGTGTACAGGTGACCCTCGTAGGACTCGCACCGGCATTCACGGCCGGTCTGGTCGCCGATGAACCCGTCAATGGAGTTGTCTTCGGCGATCCAAGCCTCAGACAGGCCGTTCTGGGTGACCATGGCGACGTGGCCGGCGCCTCCTGAGGCCGCTTCGGAGAGGATCAAGTCGCCGAGCTGAAGGCCGCCGTCCGGGTAGAGGCTGTTGTCGTCCCAGTGGACGTCTTCGAAGCCTCTGGAGGTGGCGTAGCCGCGGATATTGCCGGTGTATGTGTCTCTGGGGAACATGGTGTTGGAGTTCCAGGCCTCTCCGTCGGCGTGGAACGCGAAGTTCCAGGCCGCTGCGACGCCGGCGGAGCAGTCCATGTTGGCGTCTGCGGTGAGCCATCCGAGGTCGTTGGACCGTTCGTACGCCATCCAACGGTCCGGCTGTGAGTATCCGACGCTGTAGTCACCTCCTTGGGGTTTCCCGGGGCCGCAGGTGGCCCAGTACTCCATCTGGGCTGCGGCGGTTGCGGGTGATGCTGACATCTGCCCTCCTGTCTGTTGCGCCCCGTCGGGTCGGGGCGGTTGGTTCAAGGGTAACGGCCCGGCTTTGTGGCGGCGCTCACCCGAAATCTTGGTGGATCGGGCATCGCATCGGGTGATTGCTACCTCCG